CGCGCCCCGGCCCCCAAGGAGTACCTCTTCACGGACGCCCCCGAGTCGGACGACGACCCAGCCGATTATCTGGACTGAGCCCCCAAAAAAATATCATCGACTTATAATAAATGGACCGCAAGGGACTCGCGATAATGATTCTGGCCGGCGTGATCCTCCTCCTCCTGTTCGCCCCCAAGCGTAGCGGTTTCGCAGGCGGTCAGGCCGGTATGTCGGGTGCAAACCTCTATAAGACCGGGATCGATGCGACGTACAAGCTGGCCCACCCCGAGTATGCCCCTACCGGCGGTGCGGGTTCCTCAGCCGACGTGGTGTCGTCCGCGAGCCTGATCCCCCGTGACGTGATCCAGACCGAGGACTTTGGCCAGTTCAGCCCGGACAAGATCCTGGGCAACCAGAACTACCTGGACCCGCGCAGCCAGATTGGTTACCCCGAGACGGTCGGCGGCGTTCTGCGCAACGCCAACCGCCAGTTCCGCTCGGAGCCGACCAACCCCCGCAGCCCGGTCTCCATCTTCAACCTCAGCACGATCCCGCCGGACACCATGCGCCCCAAGTTTGAGATCAGCCCGGAGTACCAGTAAAGAAACTCGTGAGTTTCTTCCCGCGTTCAACATTACTTAAATAAGTGCTTCGCGCATATTAGAAATGGACTTTAAAGCAGCTATGACTGAGTGGGTCAACCTTAAGGGCCAACTTGCCGCAGCTCGCAAAGATCTCACGACGCTCAATCAGCGCGAGAAGGATCTTCGCAAGTTTGTGACCGAACACATGGCCCGGAACGAGATTGACACCGTACGGGTCCAGGAGAAGATTAAGGTCAATTTAAAGACGAAGAAAACACGTGGCGCCATCACCAAGGACGTCATCAAGAAGGGTCTAGGCACGTTTTTCGGTGGCAACGAGGCCCAGGTCGAGGGCGCTTTCCAGGCCATCCTCGACGCCGCGCCCGAGAAGGAGAGCGTCGGTGTGACGGTCACCGGCCTCGCCCGTTAAAGGCTTGGCGCGTCTATCAAGTAAGTGCAATCACCATGGGTATCAATGACGAGTACTCTCGGGACGCCTACAACTACGACCTCGCGTACGACTCTGAAGGGTCGGACGATTTTGATTCGGACCTTCATCCAGAGGACTGGCAGGACATGTACTCCCAGGAACTCCTCGACGCCTGGATGAAGATTCGCGATTACACGGAGACGCATTACATCAGGATCCGAGCGGGCTTTCCCAAGTTTGTCGAGCTCGTCCTCGATCCTCACGAATGGTTCGGGCCCTCAGAGCCTACGCTCGACGATCGCATCATGTGGGAGTCGATCAAGCACATGCCGATCATCTGTGACCGGCTCGGCTCGGACAATTTCTTCGCATGGACCAAAAAATATGTGCGACACTTGTAAATGATTGACATTACCGGTCCCAAGGTTCTCGTACCGGCCGTCCTGTTCGCCCTGCTGAGCCCGGGCCTGCTCGTGAGCCTGCCCCCAGGCCAGGGGCCGATGGTCCAGCTGGCCTTCCACGCCCTGGCCCTGGCCATCGTGTACTGGGTCATCGCCAAGTTTATCGTCAAGGTGAACCTGACTACGGCCGACCTGATTGTGCCGGCCGTGCTGTTCATGCTGCTGACGCCCGGCGTGCTGCTGACCCTGCCCCCGGGCTCGGGCGGCGTCTTCATGTCTGGCCAGGGCGGCGCCGTGCCGACGCTGGTGCACACCCTGGTGTTCGCGCTGGTGTTTGCGACCATGCGTACCAAGTTTGCGAAATATTACTAGATCGTCTAGTAGATGATAAAGTACCTAGCGATTGGCCCAGGCGCCATGGGCTACTTTATCTTCCTTGGCATTCTATCTAAATTGAAGCAAGAAGGCCGGCTCGAAGCCCTCGAGGAAATCTCGGGCGCTTCGGCCGGTGGCCTTGCGGCCTTCCTGTTTTGCGTGACGAAGGGGGAGCCCTCAAGGGCTCTCGACTTTTCGCTCAACGTGCCCGTAAAACAGATTATGAAACCAAATATCAAAAACTTACTCCTGAACTATGGTCTCGTACCACACACCAAGATCCGGAAGGTGCTCTCGGGTGCATGCTCTCAATTTCTTTCTAAAATTGATGTAACCTTCAAAGAGCTGTACGAATGGTATCCGGTGAAACTCCACCTGTCGTCGTACTGCGTCGATGTCGGCCGGACCGTGTACTTTTCGGTCGACACGACCCCGACCATGAGTGTACTGGACGCGGTCTGCGCGACGATCGCCATCCCCTTTTTATTCGCACCCCTGAAACTGGGCGACGGCTGGAACTACATAGATGGCGGGTCAGCCGAGACCATCCCGGGAGCACCTTTCCTAGGCAAGGGTGATGGCGTCATGGGTATCAAATTGGCGATGGGGCGGCCGGTACCTCCCAAGGACCTCAAGACGTACGGCCTCAGTATCCTGTACTCGACCATGAAGCTCAGGTATGACTACACGGACTTTCCAATTTTGAATGTAAATTCGGACGACCAAGACGTTTTTGACTTTGGTGCGTCCAATGATGGGAAGTTGAAACTCTTCATTCTGGGTCACTCTCAGAAAATTTCTTGACAGAATTCAAACATGACAGAGACTCCCATGCGTAAAAGCCACGTCCGTCGCGTGACCCGCAAGGTCGTCCGGGTTCACAGAAAGGACGGCACTTCGTACACGTACGTCCGCAAGTCCAGCACGACGAAGGTGCGTCCTTCCTACGCGTACGATGTCGGGACCATCGGCCAGCCCAAGTCGCGTATCGGCCCGCTCAAACACGGCATGCTTACCCGCTTCGGGTACCACCCCGTCGAGGCCAAGACCAACCGCCGCAAGGCTCTCTCCAAGGGCGTCAGCAAGGGCGAAGAGCCTCGGGCGGTCATGCGCCGCCTGATTGCCATCAGCACGCTGACGAAGCGGACCGCGCCCCGGGCCTCCCGCATCTACAAGCAGGACGCCATGTGGGTCCGCAGCAAGTACGCCAAGTCTTTCAAGGCGAGCCGTTAATTGTTCGCACGACGGCGGCGCACGGCCGAGGCGGCGCCACGGACCGAGCGACCGGCCAGGGACATCGCGCCGCGGACCGAGCGACCGGCCAGAGACCGCGCCCCGCGGGCGGCATTACCAGCCCGACGGCGCACGACGTTACCGGCCCGGCTCAGTGTGTAATCAGCGCCGTACGCCAGAGCGATCAGAGCTGCCGCCTCTGCTGGGCTGCGGCGAGCCAGATCGGCGATGACAAGGGACACGACGACTTTGGCCGAGACGTGCATGATTCGCGCGACGCGCTGGAGCTGAGTGTACAGGTTTTGGGCGTTGCGATAAGCCTGCATTTTGCTGGTAATATTGCCTCATATTTTTTTCAAGAACACGAAAAAAATATTAGGTAAATCTAAATGAATAACGGCAGCCCTCGTGGTAACGGACGCAAGACCTCCCCTGTTAAGGGTTATTTTACTCGTATTCGCCAATCCTTGTCAGGGAGCTCGAAGAAAAATACTTCAAACACCACCTATAATAGCAACAAATTGAGAAAACTCAAGAAGGAGTCCCCTTTTTCCGTGAGGAGAGTATTGCTTGCATCGGGTTTAGGATCTCTCGCTTTATTCGGCGCCGGTGCGTATGGCGCATATAAACCAGCAGGTCGCACGGGTAATACAACGGCTTGGCAACCAGTACCAGCACGGATGCCATGGGGAGGCGCAAATGCAACTGCGTTTGCCAACCTGAAGGCGAGCGGTGTACCAATTGAATATAAGACCAGAAATCAATATGTAGGCCCTATTGGCGGGTCTATTAAAGTACTTAATCAGTATAGATACACGATTGAAAAACCTACGAAAGCCGAGTTTAGATGGCCCAAGGGCGTGCCTCTGAATACGGGTGGTCGAGCGAGTTCCGTTACTATATGCACTATGTTATTTGGTCTGAAAGCGGGAGGAATACTTACACTCAAGGAGGCGGGAGCGCTTTGCGCGATTATTCAAGCGCGCCATTACTCCCCCGCGCAATATTTGGCTTTTCAATTAGCGGCTGCGAATATTATCGCCGCTTATGCCGCGTGGAAACACGAGAAGGAATGGAATGAAAAAAATCAGCAAAAAATAAAAGAAGAGTTGAAGACTGAGCTCAAGAAAGCAGGATTGGCGGCGGGGCAGAAAGCGGCCGCCGCTTCAGAGGCCCAGGCCAGAGCCGCGGCGGCGGCAGCGGCGGCGGCGGCAGCGGCGGCGAACACGGCGGCTCGCAACTTAGAACGCGCAAAGAAAGCCAATAAGGCGACGGCGGAGAGCTCTATGAAGAACCGGGCCGCGGCCGCCAACCGTCATCAGAACGTTGTACGTCTGTCGGAGCAGCAACTCAAGACTTCAAAAAGAGCAGCGGCAGCTGCGGAACAGGCGGCGGCGGCACAGACGGCCTTGGCGTTGACGGGCCTTTTGGCCGAGGCGCGGCAACAGGGTATAGCGATTGAAGCAGGTCAGCCTGCCATCGCACAATTACTAAATCATGCTTTTAATTCTATTGCGTCCGCCGCGATGGCCGCGCCTCTTGCTCTGCAAGGGGCGCGTAACAACCCACCTCTCCTCCTTCAGCACGCCAGCCCGGGCGCATCTCAAAGAAACAACGGCGCCGGTAACTTGGCGCAATGGGCGCGCACTCAGTCCCCGCGCAAGAATGGCAACAATGGGAACCGCCAGCGCTAAAAACACGTCCTGTACCACCCAAGGCCCCTGTAATTTAAGACCAAAACTCAAAAATGGAGTCCGTCCTCCGCCAGATCGCCGATGATATCTGGGCGTCGCTCGGGCCGGGCTACTCCGAGTCCGTGTACCACTGCGCCTTTGAGGTCGCGCTGCGGTCACGCAAAATCTACTATGAGACCGAACGAATCGTACCGGTGTTCTACGAAGGGCAGAACGTCGGGCACGTCCGGGCCGATCTCATAGTCGATCTCAAATACGTCATAGAGCTGAAGTCGGTAGGGCGTCTTTCAGACGGCTACCGAATTCAGACCCAAAATTATCTGAAGCTTCTGGACCTCCAAGAAGGCTTCCTCATCAACTTTCCGGACAAGAGGGGCGTCCTAGAGTTTGAGTGCATCGAGCGCCTCAAGGATCCCGTGCCCGAGATGCTCGGCATGTACTGAATTACAACGTCTTGATGGCCTCCCACTGGAGCTCATTACAGATTTTGAACCAGATTTGGTCCTGGATGTACAATTTCTCTTTGGATTTCAAAAGAGGAAAGCACGGCAGGTACTGGTCCTCGCTGAGCAATTCACAGAACTTATAAAGAACGTATGAGTAACTCAGGAAGTTCTTGCGGTTCGAGGGTTTGTGCCGCTCAAAAGGCTCTTGGATCTTGTGGAACATGAGCCGGAGCTTGTCCTCGAGAGCTTGTGGCATCGTCGGCGGCGTGATGCCGTTCAGGATCGTCGAGATGTACGCGACGTGTTCATAGTACTTGGCGTAGTTGAGCTTCTTCAAGAGACCTTTGACCTTTTCGTGTGTAATATCAGATAGGTCCTTGATCTTTTGCTTCTTGAATTCTGATCGTAATTTAGATATGACCTCCTCGGGAACGTTCGTGGACTCCTTTGCCTGGAACTGACTGATCCACTCGTTGAAATGGTTCTCGCGCTTGTACGAATAGACGACGTTCTTCTCCATCTCTTGCTCCTCCTTGAAGCCAACCTCCTCGCCCAGGATCGTATCGGCTCGCCCGCACGCCTGGCAAATCTCTTCGCTCGTCACCGTCTCCAACACGCGCGTGTACATTTTCCCACATCCCCTACAGGGTAGATCGTGCGGGCTCGTGCCCATTTCGACCCGCTCGTACTCACCCTCGACGTCGTTGAGGTACTTTTTGAATATATCCTTGCGCCTTACGCCTTTTCTTCCGGCCACTTTGAGCGACGCGACCTGTTGCGTCACGGGCGTCTGGTCATCGGCGGCCGTGGTATATTCTTTAATAACGGGAATGCACGAAAGCAAATACTCGATCATCTCCTCCTGTGATTTGCATTCGTGTATTCGGGTGTTATACCTCGCCTCCATACTAATGTACCATTACTAAAGTTTTAAGAGTCCAGTTTAGGCGCCAAATAGAAGCGTAGATCTCCTAAATTAGCAATTGTGTACCTGAAAATAATTGGCATGTTCTCATTCTCAGAGTCCTGCATGAGCTGTACCGATGAGCACATGTTGGTGGCCTTCGTAAACAGGTTGATATACTTGAGGCTGAAGATGTTCCCCGTCTTCTTGACCGCCTCCGGGAACTCGAGGATCGTCTCTTGGTCGGCCCAGTCTCCCCGGCAGCTCAGGATCAGGTTGGTGCCCTCGCGGATAATACTCATGTCGTTCGCCAGGTTGCCCATATCTCGGGTGACCCGCTGGAAATCGACCGAGGGCAGGGTCGTCACGACATTCATGTGAATGTCCGGGACCTCAAGGATATCCTCGTTGATGTCTAGGAGCTTGAGCCTGAAGCTCGTCGCGGACTTCTTGACCGGGTTCTCGATCAGAACATCCATGACATCCCGGCCCTCGACCTTCAGGGTCAGCGTGTCCTGATTCGTCACGCTCTTCAAAAGCTTGTAGATGTTTCCCATGTTGAGCCCGGCCGCAATGTCCGTCGTACACTCGTACTCTTCAAAGTTCTCGGCGCCGAGAGTCATGTGGACCAGGGTCACGCGGGCCGTATCGAGCGTCAAGATGTGAACCCCCTTGGACGTGAAGTAGACGTTCACATCATTGATGATATCCTTCAGGACCTCGAAGACCGATTTGACGGCCGCGGCCTGAATTGTCTTCAGTTGCATTTGGCTGTAAAATGTCGCATTTCTCTAACCCGATCCGCGACGCTGATATGCGTCCGTGACGCTCATGCTGATTCTCTCTTCCAACTCGGGCGTCATCACGGGCTGGAGGGACGCCCCGTAATTGTCGAGGTCGAACATCCCTGGAATTTCCGACCCGTCCAGGTTCGTGCACATCTTGCCGCTCTCGTCCCAGGACTCAAAGTCGCATGGGATCATCGAGACGAGCCAGGTCTTGACCTCGGCGCCAACCTTCATGTCGCCGTCGTTCGTGACGAGGGTCGGCACCCTGGTGATCTTTTTGGACGGCACGCCGTGCGTCGTGACGTTATGGAACCGGACAATCTCTATGAGGGCCGGCTGAGTCTTGATGAATGCGATGATATCCTGCGACCACTTGCACTTGTCCGAGTAGACCAGCAAGGCCATTTAAATTAAGTCGGTTTTTTTCAGGGTTCCGGAAACGCGCCAACTTTTTTCACGGACTAAAGTAATATGAAGGACATTGTGATCCTGATACTCGTGGTGATTCTCGCATTCCTCGTGTGGAACAGCCGGGTCACCGGCACCTATACCGCGTCGCCCATGGGGATCCCGGTCGACACGGGCGCGGCCATCCCACCCGAGATCACCGGGGCTATCATCGAGAAATTTCAGAGTGAAAATCCGGATCTGTACCC